AAAACAAGAAGTTTAAAGAGGGGCAAGCAAAGCAAGTATTATCTGATTTATTCTTTGACTGGATTAAATTAGTAGATAAATTACAACCAAAAATAGCTATAGCTGAAAACGTAAAAGGAATGATAATGGGGAATGCTAAGGCTTATACACAAACAATTGTAAAAAAGTTAGAAGATATTGGATATGATGTTCAATTATTTTTGTTAAACTCAGGTAATATGGGTGTTCCTCAAAAAAGAGAAAGGGTATTTTTTATATGTAGGAGAAGAAATTTAAATTTTAATAAGTTAAAACTTTCATTTAATGAAAAAAGTATTATATTATCTGAAGTAATAAAGAAAGTAAAAATACCAATAGGTAAAGTATTAAGTCCTGCTTATTCAAAATGGTGGTTTGCTATGGGAGAAAAATCAGGTTCATTTGGTAAAACTCACCCTAAAGGGAGCTTTTTTAATACTGTAAAATGCAACCCTTTCAAAGTAATAAATACTATTATAGCTACTACAGGAGCAAAATTAACCCATTGGAATTATCCTAATGAACTTTCAAATGAAGTATTGGGATTGTGTGGATCATATCCTACTGACTATAAGTATCTTGATTTAGACCCTAAATATCTTATTGGCATGTCTGTACCTCCTGTAATGGTGGCTCAAATAGCGCATCAAATATATGTACAATGGTTTAAACTTGGATAGTCATTTCACTTTGTGGTATAATCCAAAACATGGAAAACAAAGAGTTATTAAAAATAATTGCAGTGAATAATAATGAAAATATTGATTTACAGAAAGAAGTTGAGTTTGAATTATTTGCGTTGTGGCTTTCAATACCACCATTACTAAAGAACCCACCAAAACAAAAAGACGGAAGTGTACCTAGTGGTAGAGCTATGGCTGTTAGTATGGGTATTGATGATGAGGGAGTTTTAGATCTCTGTGAATTAAAAACAAACCTAGATTTTTCAGCAAGATATGATGTACACATAAACACATTAACAACTTGGAAAAAGAAGATAAAAGAAAAAGGTGCAACTGGTTTACCTATGATGCAAAACTGGGCTCAAACAATGAGTTCTAATTTACTTATGAGTTTATATCAACACGCAATGAAAAAAGGAAACCCATTAACAATTAAACTATGGTTTCAATTAGTAGATAACTGGAAAGAAAATATAAAAGTAGACCATGTATTTACACCTGTTGAAAGTATAGAACACGATATATATGAAACCAAACCAAAACTTGAAAATAAAGTGGACTAAAACACCAAAACAAAATGAGGCTTGGAAAGTACTTAATGATGACAGTACTATTGAGTTGCTTTTTGGAGGTGGAGCTGGTGGAGGTAAAACAGATTTTGGAGTTTCTTGGGGAATATTCTTATCATTAAAATATATAGGAATAAGAGGCTTTTTTGCCAGAGAGGAACTTAAATCATTAAAGGAATCAACACTTCTTACTTTCTTTGATGTAGCAACTCGCTGGGGGCTCAAGGAGGGAGTGGATTATAAATATGTAGCTGATTCTCATATTACATTTACACAGACTGGCTCAACTATTTATCTAAAGGAATTAAAACTATTACCCTCTGACCCTCAATTTGATAGACTAGGTTCAACAGAGTTTACTTGGGGATTTATTGATGAGGCTCAACAAGTAAATGTAAAAGCAAAAAACGTAATACGATCTAGACTAAGATATAAGATAACAGAGAATGGGTTAAGACCTAGATTACTTATGAGTTGTAACCCTAGTAAAGGACATCTATACACAGACTTTTATAAACCAAGTAAATCAAATAAATTAAGAGCAGATAGAAAGTTTATACAGGCACTAGTTACTGATAACAGTAAGATAGACCCTAACTATATTGAAAACCTAAAAGGACTAGACCCTATCTCAAGAGAGAGGTTATTAGCTGGTAACTGGGAATATGACGCAGACCCTATGAAGTTAATTGAGTATGATAAAATTATAGATATGTATACTCTTAAACTACCCATAACAGGAGTAGAACAAAAGTATATAGTAGCTGATATAGCACGACTTGGAAATGATAAAACAGTTATTGGTTACTGGGTGGGAATGACTTGTACACGAATTGCTATGTACACAAAACAAGATACAGCAGTTACCTCAAGAGTTATTAAGGAATGGGCAGACAAATACGGAGTACCTATATCTAATATACTTGTTGATGAGGACGGAGTAGGTGGTGGTGTTAAAGATAATTTAAGATGTAAAGGATTTGTTAATAACTCAACAGCAAAACTAAAACAGAATTATGCAAACCTAAAAACACAATGTTACTATAAACTGGCAAAAGAAATAAATCTTGGACGTGTTGCTATTAGATGTAATTTACCGGAGATACAGGAAATGATAAACCAAGAACTAGAGCAGGTAAAAGCAAAAGACGCAGACAAAGATAAGAAACTAGCTATTATTTCTAAAGATGAGGTAAAAGAAAACATAGGTAGATCTCCTGACTTTTCAGATATGCTTATGATGAGAATGTACTATCAACTTGTAACAAGACCATCAGTATTATGGATTTAGAATAGTTGTGCTATAATTTAAATATAATAAATAAATCAATGGCAAAATTTAACATACTAAAAGCACTTGGATTTAATTCAAGCNCAAAATCAATATTTAATCCATTTTCTGGAAGAAGTGTAACTAATATGTTTTCTTCAATGTCCAATATCTTTACTAAGAATACAGACTTCTTATCAGAATATAAAAACTGGGTTTATGCTTGTGTAACAACAAGAGCAACAGATGTAGGAAACATACAACTAAAACTATTTAGTGGAGATAAAGAAATATTTACATCACCACTATTAGATTTACTTAAAAAGGTAAATCCAACAATGACAAAGCACGACTTGTTTAACAATACTCAAACATATCTAGATCTTGACGGAAATGCTTTTTGGTTTTTAGCTCGTGAGGAAAATGCAGGTAGAGAAATAAAAGAAATATATCTATTAAGACCAGATAGAGTTTCAGTAGTATCTGATAAAGAAAATCCAATACAGATAGCAGGTTATGTTTATAAAGCACAAGACGGAGGTAAGATTACTTTTGAGGCAGATGAAATAATACATTTTAAAAACTTCAATCCTCAAGCTATGTATCCATACCCAGCAAAAGGAATGGGTATTGTTGAGGCTGCGTACTTTTCAATACATACAGATAATAAAATGAGAGAGTTTAATTCAGCCTTTTTTAAGAACTCGGCACGACCAGACGGAATGCTTATACCAGACGGAGATTCAGCTATGGCACCAGAGGAGTATGACAGGCTTAAAGAGGAGTGGAACGAGGAACATCAAGGAAGTGCTAATGCTCATAAGATAGCAGTGCTACAGGGTGGCTTAAAATGGCAAGAGATAGGACGTTCACAGAATGATATGCAGTACTTAGAGCAAATGAGATTTAACAGAGATGAAATATTGTCATTGTTTAGAGTACCTAAAAGTCTTATTGGTATTTCAGAAGATGTAAACAGAGCAAACGCAGAGGCAGCAATATATGTTTATTCTCTTAAAACTATAAAGCCTCTTATGCAATCTATAGTAGATACTCTTAATGAGTTTCTTGTACCCTATTTTAAAGACAAGGGATTATATTTAGATTTTGTATCACCTGTTACAGAAGACAAGGCAGAGCAACGAGCAGATTTTACAGCAGGGATTGATAAGTGGTACTCACGTAATGAGATTAGAGAGATATTAGGATTAGCACCTACAGTTGGTGGAGATAACTTTATGGGTACTCTTAATCAAATACAAATAGATAACACAACACCAATAAAAAGAAAAAAGGAATTAGAGAAACCAATTGAAAAAAATGTGTCAGATCTTGTTAATAGTTTTGTTGCAAAATTACCAGAATCAAAACATAAAGGACTAAAGAAAATTGAGGGTACAGCAAAGTCAGCATATATTCAAACTTGGAAAAATCATTTAGATGTTCTTGAGGGACCATTAAAGAAAAAGCTAGTTTCTTATTTTGAAGAACAAAAATCAGAAGTTATGAAAAATCTTAATAGTGAATATAAAGGACTTGAGGCTAAAGAGTTTAAGGTAAAAGGAATATCAAACATTGTATTTGATTATGATGATTCAATAGGTTTAGGTATTAGTTTAATAACACCATTTATTAGAGAGTACATTGAGAAGTCAGGAGAGCAAGGTACAGTATTAGCTAGTGGAGAAAAGTTTGATTTAGATACACCAAGAATAAAAGACTTTATACCAAAACGAGCAGAGTATTTCGCAAAATCAATAAATGACACAACAACAAATAAACTATTATTCTCAATACAAGAGGGAATAGATAACACAGAAACATTAGAGGAGATATCAAAAAGAGTTGCTGATATTTACGATATAGCTGTAGGCTCAAGAACACAAATGATAGCAAGAACAGAAGTTGCTGCCTCATCTAATTTTGGAGCTGTTGAGGCTTATAAACAAGCAGGAGTAGAACAACATCAGTGGATAGTTGTTAATCCAGAAGACCACGATTGTATAGTTAATGAGGGAGAGGTAGTTAAAATAGGAAGTCCATTTAATGACGGAAGCACAGAAGCACCAGTACACCCTAATTGTTTTTTACACCATACAATAAAAATACAAACAGATAATGGAATAAAGACAATTAATAAAATAAAGGTTGGTGATAATGTTTTAACTCATAGAGGTAGATATAAAAAAGTTACTAAAGTATTAGAAAAAACAGAGAGATACAAAGGTGATGCTGTTCAGATAACTTATAAAGGTAGGTCAAAGAAATATAGAAATAGCTTCACAGTTACACCTGAACACCCTTTCTTAACTGTTAAGGGTTGGGTTATGGCAAAAGATTTAACAACTTTTGATGACTTATATGTTTTAGCCAATAGATGTTCTGCATGTAATTCAAAAATACCTCACTGGAAAACATTTTGTTCTGCATCTTGTGTTGTAACTGATGAAATAAAACAAAAAATAGGATTAAAAAACATGGGAGAAAATAACGGAATGTATAACAGAATTGGGTCATCAAGTCCTAACTATAAAGGGGGTAAGGTTTCTTATAGAGGTTCTCATTGGAGGGTAGAAAGGAGAAAAGCACTTGTAAGAGATAATTACACTTGCCAAGATTGTGGTATATCAGAAGACCATAATAAAGACTTATACAAAGGTCAAGGATTACAGGTGCATCACATATCTCCATACAGAGAAACAAAATGTAATGAAGTAGATAATTTAACTTCACTATGTCATAAGTGTCACGGAGTAAGAGAAGGAACTTTAAACAAAAAAGTGCTTATGTCAGGAGGGGCAGAGTTTATACTTATGCCTATTAGAGAAGTAGAACATATTAAAAACTACAATGGAGAAAGATTATATAACTTTGCAGTAGAAGAAGATGAAAGTTATATAGCTAATGGTGTGGTAACACACAATTGCCAATGTACAACAATACCTGTTTTTGAAGATTAAAAAAATATGAAAAACAAAGAAGACAAATCATTTTTAAAAGAAGTTTTAAAAGACGAAATTCGTCCGTTTTTGTTAATGATTAAAAATCAGATAGCAGAGTCTAATTTAGTAAATAAAAATCAAGTAAAGACAGAAGTTTATGATAGTGATGACAATAGTGTTGTTGTTAAATTAAAGAAAGGAGATGACGGATACACACCTATTAAGGGTATAGACTATTTTGACGGAGAAGACGGAAAAACACCTGTTAAGGGAGTTGATTACTTTGACGGAAGAAATGGAAAAACACCAAAAAAAGGAATTGACTATTACACACAAATAGAGATAGATAGTTTTTTAAAAATAATAACACCTGTTAAGGGAAAGGATTATTTTGACGGAAAGGACGGAGTAACACCTATAAAAGGAAAAGACTATTTTGACGGAAAAAAAGGAGATAACGCAAATGAAATATCACCAGAGCAAATAAGATCTAAACTAGAAAGTTTAAGACTAGGTTCACGATTAAGAATAAGTGCTATTAATGGACTTAGAGAGGAGCTTGATAGATTAGTTCAAATGAAACCAAGCTCTATGCCTATTGGTATAGGTGGTAGTCAATCTGTAGGTGGTGGTGGCACATGGGGTTCAATCACAGGTGACATTTACGACAACGCAAGTGCAACGGCTGCACTTAACTTAAAATACGATGCGTCAAATCCAGACGGATATATTAATTCAATCAGTGGATTTAATACATCTCAACTCAATAACGATTCAGGCTACCTTGTTTCGGGAGATAATGTATCTAA